ACCATAGTGTATGTAATATATGTTGGGTAAAGCTAGGTGATGATAATGAAGTGTAAAGAATGTGGATTAGCACCTGAGACTACACTTACGCATGATGGCAGATGTGTTGGTTGTATAGCACACATGATAGAGGACTGTGTTTAAACAATGAGCAATACATACAAAGACACATACGAATCAAGAAACAGTGGTGAAGACATGGCAGATTTAGCAATGCAAAAACATTTAGAAGCTAATGAATGTGTAGAGTATCAAGATTACTTACGCATAGGAACTGACCCCAAAGAAAACAAACTGGATTTGTTCTGGTATGCAACAAAGATACTACTGCTACCAGATTATATACTGGTTCGTAAAGGATATATATACTTTATAGAAGTTAAAGGAACTAACAAACTTAAAGCAGAAGACTATTACAAGATACAGGAGATGGCATTTAAAGGTTCAAGATTTAAAGAAGTCAAGGTAGGTATCATGTATTTTAAAAACATAAATGCAGACCCAGTGTGGATAGACCACCATAAATTATATGATTACTGGACTGACCCAAGAATACCATTACAGTATTATCCAGAAAAAGATTTTATGGGCAACGCCAAAGCGTACAAAGAACTACCTGTTTAAACAAGGACTATATTTTTTTATAGTGGGCAATAATTATCCCAACCTTTATTACTTATGGTGAAGGTAAGGACACCAGGGTGTGACCACAACCCAGTTCTCTCTGTAAAATCTATACTCTTATCTATTGATGGTGCTTGAAACCAAGTTCTATCTCCTTGTTGTTTCATTCTTAGGTGATGATAGTGAGCTGTCACTAATATCTCTGCGTCACCTACTGGCAACCACCCATACATTTGACCCTTCCACCATTTTTCTATCTTAGCTTCTGGATTACCACTACCACCAGTCATGTGTCCATGTGTAAAGGCAACTGTCTTACCCTTAATGACTAGCGTTTGATGAAAGCCAGTAGGCACATTTACTTCAACCTTACTGTATCTCTCTGGATTAGCTTTCATAATCTCTTCACATATCTGCAAGTGCATAGTGTCTGAGTTATCTAATCTGTTTGTAGATACCTGACCTTTACTGGTCCTTGACATCTCACCATGATTACCTGGAACACCTGCCAAGATTAACTTTGGTGCATGAGGTAAGAATGTATCTATGGTTTTCATAATCATAGCTCTTGCTAATGCGTACTGCTCAATCAATGTAAGTTCTACATTATGTGGTTGTGATTCGTAGAAGTGTGGCGTACAGTTTTCTGTAAGGTCACCAAGTCCTACCATATATATCTCATCTATATCGTGACCTAACCTACGCAGGTCTTTGATTCTATTTACTGAATCTTGTAAAGCCCTATCGTATCTGTTGATAGTATTCTCTACACCATAATCTTTTTTTCCAAGTTGCCAGTCACTCATAAAAAACATAAACGCAGTGTCACCTTGTTTATATTTAGATACAACTGGTGGTTTCTTTGCTGCTCGTTTAAACAACTCGTTAAAGTATTTGTCATGGGTAGGACTTTTCTTTTTTACAAGTCCTTTAAATGCAAAGAAGGTCTCAGTGCGACCTCCTTTTAATTGTACAGACCATGAACTAGACCTTACTGTACCTTCTATCTCATATAACTTTGGGTCATAACCCCATTCACGCAGAATCTGGTCAAACTTATTTGTGTAATTTGGGTCAGTTCCAACATGTGTGATTTCACCCTGTCCTGTTTGGTCATTAACATCTACCCCTGGTTTCCACCCAGATTTGTAGAAGTTATTACCCCACTCTTCAGGAATGTTAGGCATATAAACCTCCTTTACCCTGTTGTTTATACCTTACTTAGTAATTTGTTTTTTAGCGTATGTCTTGATGACTGCTAGTGCAGCACCACCACCTGCTAATGCAGCTAACTGAAGTGTTTCAGCTTCTACACCAACTAATGGAGCAACTGTTAATGCACCAATGAACGCTTCAATGAAGGTCCATGCAGTTCTCTCAAGCATGTCTTTTAAGTCATCACTCATTTTATAACTCCATGCTTCGTTCCATGGTGTCCACGCCACATCCTTCTTGAATGTACCATCAGAATTTCTTTTTCGTTTAAATTTTTCTAACATTATCTTATCAATCTCCCTTTTAGCATAGCTTGATTTTGAATTACATTTCCATTTACACCAGAAATATCTTCTTGTAGTTCTTGCAATTTATCCATAACTGTTCTAGTTAATACAACATCATCTGTAGATTTATTTGATAGTTCTTTACCTAACAACTTTGCAATAGTTGTGTATTCAATAGTCACTTTTACACCTATTAATAACTCTTTAGCTATCTTCTTGTATGCTTTTAGATATGCGTTCTTACTTGAACCAATGAATCCATCTTTACCCATGTCTAAGTCTTGTTGAGTCTCGCCCAACAGTAAGCAACCTGATGTATGTTCGTCAGTATTCCCAGTGTGGATAAGTATGTCCGAAAAATTCGGCACATTTTGTATGTGCAACATACCATAGTGGTCACTACCATAACGCACCTTGTATTTTTCGTGAAAGCCACCCCATTTTTTAAACTTAATTTCGTACACACCATCATCAATACAAGTTTCGTGCATAACTTTTACTTCTTGATACTGGTCTTCTAATGTATAACACTCAAACTGACCATCAATATATAATATTCCACATGTTGCATCAGTACCAAACTGATGTCTAACTACTTGTAATTTCATGTAATCCACCTATTGGACAAGTAGTACAACTTCCAGAACATAATCCACAAATCATCTACTGACCTTACCTTTACTGTTGTCTTTATCTTTTCTAAATCCTATGGTTAATAACCATATTGCTAATGTAATTATAGTCGCTAATCCTGTGATTTGTTGAGCACTACCAGTTAATGTAAGCGTAGCAATAACTAATCCAACTAATGTCCAACTAAGGTTCAATGTTTCCTTAATTATTTCTACAAACCAGTTCCATATTTTTTTTATCATAATGATTTCCTCATCACAAAAGCTGCGATACTAACTATTCTAGTCAAAATAACTGGCACTACAACTTCTTGTGCTTTTTCTCTCTGGTCCTGAGTCATGTCATCACCAATGGTTGTAAGGTTTATATCTTGTACATCTACATCTATAAAAACTTCTATTGGATTTTCTAAGAATGCTTCGTACTGTACCTCTGTGACAACATCAGCAAGGGTGTAGTCTTCTACATCTGCATTCTCTACAGCTCTCTCTACATATTCTTCTACAGCTTCAGCTACTACTTCGTCTGATTTAATCGCCTCTGCAACGATAGCAACATCTTCAGTTTCAACTTGTAGTACATCAGCAACAACCTCAACTTGCTCCTGTGTAAGTTCTTCAACATTTTCAATTGCCTCTTCAACAACAGCTTGTACTATTTCCTGTACTTCTTCAGTAGCTTTATCTAAATTTTGTACACCAACATCATTAACTTCTTCAAGAACTTCTACGACTTCTTCGGTGGTAGCTTCTTCAACGACAATATCCTCAACGATTTCTTCAACTTCAGATACTGCGACAACGACTTCTTCCTTTAGTTCTTCTAACTCTTCCTCAGATATTTCCACTAACTCTACTGTGATGAGTTCTTCAATGACCTCTTCAACTTCAACAAGTTCTTCAGTGACCTCTTCTTCAGAAAGTTCTTCTTTAGGTTTCTCCTCAACATCTTCCTGTACTGGCTCATCCAAAACTTCCTCGATAATTTCTTCATCTTCCACCACAATAACAACATCATCTTCTAAAACCTCTTCTTCAATAACAATTATAATATCTTCTGGTATATCTAACTCTATTATTTCTTCTTCTATTTCTATAATCTCTATAGTATCTTCAAGTTCCTGTATAATATCTACAAATTCTTCTAGTTCTTCTTCAGATAATTCATCAAGGTCAATGGTGCTATCCTCAAGCTCTTCTAATATAAGTAATTCTTCTTCAGCATCTAGCTGTTCTTGAATTAGTTTTTCTTCTTCAGCTTTAATCTCTGCTTCAATAGCAGCTATCTCTTCTTCGGTGAGTTCAACCTCTTCATTTCCTGGTCCAATATTTTCATCTGTGAGTTCAACCTCTTCATCTTCTTCTTGAATTGTTTCTTCTCCGAGGTCGTCATCTGGTAATATCTCTTCGTCCAACTCATCTATATCCTCTTCTTCCTCGACAATAATAATAATACTATCAGGTATATCAGAGCAGTCACCATCTTGATAGCCAAACCAATCTCCACTTTCTACTGCCTCAAGGTATTGTTTAAACGAGAGGGGATTTTCTGGATGTTCGCAACCATTTTCATCCCATGCAAGGTAAGTTGTGACATTGTCTTCCACCACATCTTTCGCTTGAGGTAGCGTAGTAGTAGTCGTAGTCGTAGTTGTAGTCGTGGTAGTAGTCGTAGTCGTGGTGGAAGAAGTTGTTGTCGAACTAGATGTCGTTGTAGTAGGTACATAATCATAATCATATAATACACTTTTAACTGGTGTAAAGTCGCTAGTTGTACCATTAGTATCGTGAAATGCTTTTACTTTTGAGTATATGTTTTGATTATCTACAGACAAATTAGTATATAAATACTCTGCAGTAAATGTATGACTACGCCAAGCTAATGCTTCTGTAAAACCAAATGTAGTTTGTATTGATACATCATCAGCAGATTCAGTAAGTCCTATATAAACTATATAGTATTCAGGTGGATTATCTTCGTAGCCATCACTTTCTTGCCAACTAACTGTAATACTTCCATCATTAGAGTTAATAGAAATACTACTATCATAAGGTGTTTGTGTTTCAGTATGGTACGCATATACAGGAGTAGCTATTAGTAATACTGCAGCTACAACAGCTAATAACTTTTTCACATTAAGTTATTGATTAACACCACCAGTGCTGAGATTGCAACTAACCAACCAGATAACTCTTGTCTTGATATTTTTTGATTAACCTTTTCATGTAATTCATCTATGCGTTTATTAATATCTTGTTGTCCTTCCAATATAAGATTCAACATTTCTTTTTGTGTAAAGCCATTACCACTATGGGAGGTCATCTGAAGTCCATTCATTATCTAAATCCACAATAGTTCTAAACTCACTATCAAACTTTTGATTATTAACTATATTCTTTAGATAATTAGTAATGTCTCTAAAGCAATATCCTAATGTAAATATAATTATGAAGTCCATAGAGGACATTATATCATCTATTGTTTATTCTTCTAGCTTTATGTTCTTTTGATAGCTACCTCTAAAGCTAGTCATTAACCTTATATGTCTTTCGTCTAATTTTTTCTGCAGCTTTTTTGGTGCTTGACCTTCACCATATATTTTTAAACCTAATGTTTCTCTTTTGAAAGGAACTAATCTAAAAAATGGTGCTCCTGCTTTTATATTTATTTTTTCTCTATCTCCCATTAAAGCTACTTGTGGATTAACTTCATGGTGTGTATCTGTGTGTATGATACCAGGCAATACTTCCCAGTCATTGTTGTAATCATAATACAATGGTAGTTGCATTACGCTCCAACCTTTAGGTGTAACAATTTTCCATGGACATATAGCTTTATATACTGCATTTACTCCTGCATCTTTAGGTAAAAAATCTACATACTGTCTGTTGTCGTGTATCTCCCATTGAAAGCTGTTTAAACTGGTAGTCCACTCCCAGTTTTCACCATCATTAGTTAATATTGTTTCGCACCAATTAGGAACAATAAACCCAGAACCAAACCAATCTCTGTAGCTAGGACACCTTTTCACAGGACCACCAGGCATAAATGCTTTTTGTCCTTCAAATAAACTAGGTATTTTTTTATACCATTTAGGCATATACTCTTTAGATTTGTATGGTAATAATTCTTTAACAGTATCTAAACCATTAACTTTAGATATAAATATTATTTTTTTCTCCACCTTTTCTCCTTGTTATAAGAGGTCTAAGTCTCTCAATTCTGTAATATCATTCTTGCAGACACCTGCCTCCATGATAGTTTTACCTACAAATCTTGAACACTGTGCTACTTGATTACTATATAAGGTTTCTAAATAACTTTCAGTAACTGTTTCGTGTCCATCAAAATGTGATGTAAATGCTGAATGATATATTGGTTGCCAATCATCCATGCCATCAAATGGTGCTACTAATATATCGTACATTATGACCAATCCTTTACAACAGCTCCTACTTCAGGGTCTGACATATCTAATTGTGCTACAAATTCATTGTACCACTCTATATCACTTGCAGGTTTTGTTGTAACTTCAGGTC